AACCATTTGGAAAACCTACAATTATTATGTCCAAATTGCCATACTTTAACTCCTAATTATAGAAGGAAAAATATTCCTAATAAATAATGATATAAACAATACTAAGAACTATAACAAATATTAAAAAAAGTGGGTTTTTTAGTTGTTGGAAAATGTAAAAATAGGGTAATACTTATAAAACTTTCATTGTTTTTTCCTGGTTGTGGTTTAGTTTCTATCAACAAACACATACTAAACTATATACAAAAAACTAATCCCATAAAACCCCAACTAAGAAAACTAAATAAACCTAAAAACTAGATTGTTAAACCTTAAGAAAGATGTACAAAATAGGGTGGTACTTACAAAACACACAAAAACTTTACGACAAAGGTAGTAAATGAACGTTTATTTTGCGACATTTTACCATTTTTTACTATTTTTGTGTATAAAACTATGTTTCCCTATGTGGTTTTTGTGACCTGTCCTTAGTAGATTAGTAAAAACATTTCGTATTTTTGATAAACCCTAGGGGTAATTTGATAAACTCTATAGGCAATTAGATAAACCCTGGGGGCAAAAAGAGACTTTTTGTCGTGTCTTACAAACTATTCTTTCTAAAAAACTATTCCTTTTTACAAATCCCCCCAACATTATCCTGTGCCATCATTAATAGATAAAGGGCGGAATAATTATTTTCCCCCTTCCTTGCTCTAGTAACAGTTTCCATTTCTTTTACGGAAAGCATAAATTCTTTACAGTCAGGATGTTCGTAAAACGTTTCCCTGATTACACTTAGACAAAGTCCATCCATATCTTCCTGGACTAGATATCCAAGAATTTTCCCATATTTTATAGGAAAACCATTAACAAAGGCACATTCAACGTAATTTTTCATTTTTTATTCCTAGACTGTTTTATTCTAGAGTTTTTATTCTCAGAGAGTTTTTTATTCCTGGATCACAATCTTAATACATTCCCATGGAAAATATCCGATTTTGGTTTCCGAATTATATCCATCTTTATCGTAAATATATGTGCCGGATATACCTAAATCGGATACTTCGGTTATAGCCACAGTATACCAATCGTTATAGCATTTAATTTTGAATGTCTTACCAATCATTTTGGGTTTCCTTAAAAGAATTAAAAAGAAGAGGGTATGGGGGAAATTGACAAATTCACCCAAAAATAAGCCAGACTAATTGTTTTTTGGTAAAAGTTTTACTTTTTATCCTTCTTTTTCCCATTCTTGTGGTGATTTCCATCATTGTGGTTACTTCCCCTAATTTTGAAACCACAAACTTCGCACTTCACATAACCGCCAGCTTTCTTGGCTTTTCCGTTACTCATGATGGATTTTTTCCTTGATGGATTTTTTACTTAACTGTTTTCTTAACTATTACACAAAAGTCTTTTTCTGGACTTTACGCAATCCCCCTTCCCATAAGATTTTCCGTGACTACCAATTAATCCCCTCTGTGTTGACCAGACTATTCTCAATTCGTCTGGTTTTCCACAATACAAAACGTCAACATCATGGTTATTTGCCCAAAACTTTCCCCATTTTATGACAGAAACCAAACTTGCGGTTTTTAGTTTTCTTACATTATCTACTAAAACCTCATACATAACTATGTCCCTGTAATTTATTGAATCGTGCCCGCAGAAGATTACTAATTACACTCTATTTGGGGAAATTTATTAGTTTGTGAAAACATATTATTTCCCCCCTATACTTTCTCCTTTTAATTCTTTTTTATTCTCACCAACGATTAAATTGGGAGAATTGTGTAAAAACAAAAAAATAGAGGGCGAAATTAATCGTCCCCTATCTTGTATCAACTAAACAAAACTTTTTTCTAGGAAGAAAACCTTTTAGGCAGAAACTTCTTCCTTCAACATTTCTTCTGCAACCATCTCTTCTGCAAGATGTTCCATCAATTTTTCCGTGCCAGTTTTTGGCGGATTCAAATCAATTTCCGCAAGTTGATCGGCAATAATGGAATCCAATTCTCCAATCAACTTATTATCAAACGAAGCAGATTGCCGCACCCTCTGCTTCATTTTCTTTTCGCAGAAAACGGAAACATAACCTCCGTTTGCGTTGAGAATCTCAATTGCCTTTTCATCAGCAGTTTTTCCATTCTCAACTTCTTCTCCGTCCCCCTTAATCTTATACTTTCCGATAAGAAATTGGACGTTCTTCTGCAAACAATCCTCGTCCCATTTCTTAACATGATAGTTAATTGTGGCGGCAGCAATACCCACATCCTTTGCTACCAAATCAACATCTCCACCATTCTTATTCCAGCTTTCCTGGATTTTCTTGGCGAGTTCATCCGTCATTGTAACTCTTTCCTTCTGCAACTCAAAAATAATTGGGGGAAGTTTTTCACCCGTTTCTGTTCTTTTATCCTTTTTCAACATATTCTTATAACGAGAAAGAATCTGTTGTGCGGGTTGTTTTAGGTGACTTTCATCTCCCATTTTACGAATATCACCATTACATTCTACCGCACAACGAATAAACAAAACATCGGATGTGCGATTATTTCGCCTTCCATTAACCGCAGTAGACTTTCCGTTCTTCTGAGTCCCGAAACTTCTCATAAAACTTGCCATAACATTTTCTCCAAACAAAAGGGTTAGTTGGTTTCAACGACAAAAATGTTTTTTTGAAGAAAAGTTTATGTGAAATAATGTTTTCTTAAAATAAAAACAAAATTCCAGCTAAACTTCCCCTCTCCATCCGCCCGGGCACCCCCCCACTAGGAGGGTGGTTGTAAGTCGTTATGGGGTATAGACTTACAGCGAGTCCTTGCCCAAACTACCGAGACTACCTAACCTAACTAATTGAATTTTTTACAATCAGTAGTTTTGACTATTAGTATGTTATCATAACAAATTCATTATGTTCGGAAAGTGAATTAGATTGTGGACATAAATTATATTTTAGAACTAAATTAGGCTATTTTATAAAATTAAATTAGAAAAGTGTCATCATATTGACTACACTGTTGAAAAATTCAACACATTATTAAAAAGGTGTTGAAAATCTTTACACTAAAAACACATGATAAAGCCTTATTTTTAATCTTACTTTTTCATTTTGGTGTTATATATCAAGAAGCCTATCCCAAAAATAAACCATTGATTTTGAAGCAAAAAATCAAATCCACCACTTTTTACCCCGGTTGTCCTGTCAAATTAAATTATACTGCAGAAGATTAGTGAAGACATCATTTTGGGTGAGTATATTAAATTTGGGCATAAAATTAAATTTGGACATATTCCACAAAAAAAGCCCGCAGACGGCGGGCTAATTAAAAACAAGTTGGTAGTATCGACCGGCTAATAGTCGAATCCCAAATCGGGAATCCTCCTTTCTTTCAGAGCCTTCTTATATTGTTCGTAGTCTACATCATCCATATCCTCCGCATTAATCCAGACCTTCACGAAGATAACCCCATGTATTCTGTCGGGATTATCTATCATATACTCGACTTCAACAAGATAGTTCTCTGTTCTTCCTGTGGTAATCTGAGTTTTTCCACTGAAGAAATAGTCGGTCACGCCAATAGATTCCATCTGCTCACGAAACTTAGACACGACAACTCTCCTTTTAATTGAAAGGAAGTTAATATGGGAAACTACGCAATCTTACTAATTTTATTCCCAATTTTGCTATCGAAACAATTTTTGTCAAACAGCTGTTCGCACGGCTCACCATTCCTAAAAAAGGAAATAATATATTGGCTCGACTCATATTCGACCAACATACTTTCTCCTGAATTCAAACGAAATCCCATATCCTCAAGTGGTGGCGTTGACAAAGGTTCATCAACAATATCAAACTGAATTTTGTGTGCCCAAAACAAAGACATAATATTCTCCTTTTAATTCAAAACAAAGTTTTGCTAACTACAACTTTTGACTACAACGTTGACGGATCTTGGTTCCACAAACTAAATTCCGGATGGTCTTCAAGATTTCTAACCATCCTAATAAAATTTTGCTCTCTCTCATTGAGCAAACCTAACAAACTTGCTTCTTCAACATTGGTTCCAAGTTCTTCAAGAATATCTATTAGCGAATAGTATTCCTGAAAAGATTGCTGGGTTAGACCAATAAAACCTCTCATTAATCTATCCTTTCAAACGAAGTTGGGTTTGTCATCACTAAAGTATCCCTGTTCATCAAGGTACTTTTCACATTCCCACTTCCCCCCCACAAAAACATCTTTTCCGGTATCAACATCCATCAAAACAAACTTGTCTGTTCCGAACTCCAAATAAATTTTCAAGTTCGGTCGTTTTTGCCACAGACTTTTATGTCGCTCCAAGAAAAAGTCCGGAGAAACAAATTTGCCGTTGACATAAACCTTTATCCAGTAAAGGTCTTTGCCCTCCTCGATTAGTTTCCGAAACTCCAGAATGTTGGAACAAACATCTTTTGGGGAAAGCCCTTCAATCCGAGTTTTACACCCAATTGTTGGACCATATTCTTTTTCGATCCTACCATAAATCTCCAAAGCCAACATTATTTTTTTCCTTCAAAAAACCCAGACTTCTGTAAAATCCCCAAAAACGATGTTTTCTTTGGGGAAATTATTATTTTCACCCAAATTTTTATTCCGTACAACTTTATCATTGTACGAGCACACAAAATTGCGTGCTTTTTATTGATGGTCCCTTCCATGATAAATTCCTTTATTTATCTTGCCACCACTCATAAATTCTGTTCGCCAACTCAGCATAGTGTTGAGCTAGAACTTTTTGTGTGGAATCATTATATCTATAATAATCACACAAATAAGACCCACACAAAGCCTCAGCTTCTAAACATTTTTCAAAAAACCAATTCTTGATTTTCTCCTTTGTTTCGATTTCCAAACCTTTTCTAACCAACCAATCAATTGTTTGTCTTGTCATTATTTTTCCCCAACGAAGGTTGTTTTAGGAAAGAAGATTTCTTTTAGGAAACCTCAAACAGACCGCAAGTATCGTAACATTTTCTCCCTATGTCTGGAATCCAACAAACCGTACAATTCCAACATATTACCTTGCAGTGCAAGCTTGGCTGCACTATTGAGATTATTTTTCAAATCATCATCCATTTCTACATCAAAACTTTCCCCGAAGGAAGCAATATATTCCCTCGGTGTTTTATGTAGATGGTTGCCGTTAATTTGACCCAGCAACCGTAAATGACGATGCTTCTTAATCTGTTGTGTCATGTTTTTTCTCCCTGCAAAATTGTTTTCCGAACAAAACTAAATTTAGCTCCCACTGAGCCCCTCCAACCCGAGCCTGTAACCTACCAAATATATCGGCACATGTCAAGCCCTAACTAAAATTTTTTCAAAAATAGTTTATTTTTTACAATCAGTAGTTTTCCAGGGCGACGGCTTATTTAGATGGGTCAGTAGATTATTTGTCATAAAATTGGACAAAAAATTAAAAAGAGAAGTATATATGTGGGGAAAAGTAAATTATATTGGGGAAAAGTATATTTTATTATAAACATAAATTAAATTATGGTGTTTTGCCCCTTATTCACCACTAAATTCTCCCATCTAACAAGATTAAATTGGGTGAATCAAGAAGATTAGTTATTACATTATCTAAAATAAATCTACAAATAGGGATAGTAATAATCCCCCTCAGTACAAAATTAAATTAGGAAAGTAAATTAGATTATACAACTATATTAAATTTCCCCACTATATCATCCATCACCAATATATTGTATTCCTACATAATATTAAATTTGCCCATATTATTTTTTTTGCCCAATCTCTTCCTCATACTTTCTTCCTTTTAATTATTTTATGAAATAAAATTTGGGAGATATATTATATAGGGATAGTAAATTGTATTGTGATAGTAAATTATATTATGGTAATAAATTAAATTATATAATTCGCCAATTTTCCGAGCTGTTTGTCCTTAGTAAATAAGATTACAAAATACATCTCTAATTCGCTAATAATATGGGGCGGACTAACATTATTTGTTATAAAAACCCACACATTAATTTTCATTACATAATTCTATTTCACCTTATCAATAATAAAAACTACATTAGGTAAAACTACAAATCTGAACAAAATCACAAAATCACAATATTATCAGGATAACCAAATTGTCAGGATAACAAAAATTGGCTAGGAGAATAAAATTGGGCGAAATAGTAAATTTCCCCACATCCTTTTTTTTTAATCTTATTGGGCTTGGAACATAAATTAAATTGGGGAATAAATAAAATTGTGACAATAAATTAAATTATACAACAACAAAAGTTCCCCTGAATTTCGGCCAGTTTGTCCTTGTCTATTATCTTACGCCAGAAGATTACTAACTACATTATTTGGGTTAAGTGGATAAAAATACCAGCACAAAATTAAATTTGTAAGTAAAATTATCCTTGTAAGAAAATTAAATTGGGCGATAAATAAAATTGTGACAATAAATTAAATTATACAACAACAAAAGTTCCCCTGAATTTCGGCCAGTTTGTCCTTGTCTATTATCTTACGCCAGAAGATTACTAAGTACATTCCTTGATGATATCATTGTATAATTCTTCAGTCCACTTCATTTTATATACATTATCTATTGAGCCGTTATTATGTTTTCTAATTATTTTATCCATAATATCATAATATTTGAATTTAGTGATACCAAATGGTGTTTTACCATTTCTAATAGCATCATTATAATTTTCCTCTTCTGTTCCCCAATACAAATTATCTAAACTGAGATTATTTTTATCGTCGTCTTTATGTAAAACAAATTGCTTGTCATCTATATTAGGAATAAAACATAAAGCCAACAATCTATGTATTTTACATTTTTGCTGTTTGTTTTTATCGTTTAACAATCTTATATAGGGATAGCCGTCATGATCAACTTGTATATTTAATTTTTTCCAATTTTTATTCGTTTTATTACTCCATACACTTCCATCAATTCCTATTTTATATCCAGGAAGAAAATCCAGTTCTCCATAAAATTCCCAAAATTCTCTATCAAACTTATCTTTACTCTGTTCATAATGCTTCTCTAAATTGTTCATTTATTCTATAACTCCATAAAAATAGACCCTGATAGAACATTGGACAAATTCGAGTTAGAATTTATGCTCTACCAGGATCTATATAGTTTATTAAATTATTCGATTTTGTCCACTATATTATACGTTATTTTCTAAAATTCACCAAATAAATTTCCTTTTAATTCTTTACGCAAAAACCAAAAGTTCACCACAAAGTTCACCAATTCCCTCAGCTTTTTTGCCATTTACATTATAAGATTACTAAATACACAAACAAAATTACAAAATTATACCCTCCAACTATATTTTATATACCTCTGTTAGGGGGGAGGAAAGTTGTATTATGTTTCTGTATAAAATTAAATTTGGGCAGTAAATTATTTTTTGACATAAAATTAAATTAGAAAATTTCCACAAAAACTATTTGTGATATCACCTATAGGGATTATGGCATTTTTAGCCGAATACATGACAAAATACATGGCATATATAGCTGATAATAGACATGCGGTTTATAGCATTTAGAAAGTGTAAAAAAAAATGACCCCCTCCGTAGAGGGGGTCTGTATTGTTCCTCGGGGAGCACCTACCCCTTCTTAGGGGTATCGTAGCATTCCATCATGCGTCGATGGACTCGGGCGAAAATCAACCCGCTCTCGCGATTCGGGAACCGCATTTCGGTTCGGCACCACTGACGGAACACGTTATGCAGGGGATGATCCGAAACCGCAACGTTGCGGGCGACGCGAGGGGCTGTCAATTTGTTTGTCATAATCTTGACTCCAACAAAAGGGAAGGGGAAGGAAAACCCCCTCTTGCGAGGGGGTAACACCCAGAAATTATTAGCTCTAGTCCAGTAATGTTACTGGAGAAACCAGAGCCACCAAGAGCCCACCCCCCACATTTAGGGGGTGGGTTGCTTGGCTAGTTGGAAGCTACGCTTCGGGATTGATTCCCATAGCTTCCATGATGGCCTTGAGATTCTCGCTGTTTTCCTCCATGGTAGCGATAATCACATCCTCATTTACTTCTGCCTCAACGGTAGCAGATTTTCCCCGTCCCCGTTGGACGATAGGGGCCATATCGAACCCCTCCCGGATTCCCTTCCGGGCTTGTTCAAGCACGTTTATTGGGGTAAACACGGGTTGACCATACGGGGTTTTCCCGTATAGCTCAGAGACTTTACACTCGTCTCCTTTGCAATCGTTCCATCGCTTCTGGAACAATGGCCAATCTTCCCCCAAACCGAAAACCGTTTTTCCGGTTGGAGTTTTTCCCGACCATTCAAAGGTAGGTTTATAGTATACACCATAAACCCTTCGGGTGGCTAACTGTGCCTTGACATGCACACAAAGCGGGATACTACCCACCTTGGCCATCATTTTTGGCGGGATTGGGTGGTTTGTCAATCCACCCAAAAGCATGTCTTGCATCAAGGCAATGAAGGGGATTTTCTCCCCCTGTCTGACAATCTTTTGAAATTGACAGGCACGGTTGCCGTCGATCAGCCCGACGACTTCTTCCTTGTCGCCCTTCTTCTTATGCTCGTCATAGGGCGTATACTGTATCCATGGTTCCAGTATACATCCATAGGCGATTGCCATAAGGGTTTCCCAAACCGCCAAGATCATATCACTCTTAGGGGCGTCCGTCTGCGAGGCGTCCGTCTGCGGGGCGGACTTGGGGGCGGACTTCGGGGCGGACTTGGGGGCGGTCTTCGTTTTCGACATTGTTCTAACTCCACAAAAGAAAACTGTACCTCTATTCGACGGTAGAGGTTTCCGTTGTAGCCTTGCCGATTGCACCCCCGCAGGGGTTGTTCTTCGGTAGAATGAATTGTCAAGGATCGAACAAGTAGCTTATTTGGGAGTAGCTTTCCATACCCCCCGTATTGACCATCCTTGGTCAATGAATTATACAAAAAGTCAAGGGAAAAAAAAACTGTTTTTTATAAAATAGTTGTAAGTGTATGTAACGTAAGCACTTAAGTGAGCCACCCGTTAGAACTAGACACATGGCAAACGGGAATATATCGCAAAGCACCTAAATACTCTAGATTACCCAGATTACCTATTGTGAAAGGATATGAGGGGCGAGCGATTATGAATATGCTAGTTCACATATGACATATATGGCTTTTCTGTAGTGGGCGGAATAAAATCGTTTCTAAGCATAACCGGGGTAATTACCCTAAAATATCATATAGAATGCATTACGGGCTATCGTAGGGTTTCAAGTATAGCTTAGAATTGATTTTCAAAAATTGATTAGAATACCCCCAAAAATAGGTTATTTATTATTACAGTCTAAAATCGCGTAGAATCGTTTATGCTACATGCTAGGTTTGTCGCGAGTAAAGTATCCTATTCGGAATTCTATCGCAAGAGACGGGATTCTCCCACAAAAACATAAAGTATATAGATGTTATGGCATATCGTTATGACGGCACATCCAAGTAATCCGTGTAATTCCTATGGTCATTGTGGCAATTAACTAGTTAGACCGGCTTTTAGCACCAAAAATGATACCCCCCAGATGGCGGGGTTTTCTTGCTGGTGGTATAATCTAAGTGAGCTTCAAAAACAATAAAAACATAAGTTCCCCACAAACATTACATATTACACACCTATTCATCACGCATCATTTCAACATCTTCATCATTAATAATATCTCTACGAATATTTCCATTTTTTATATCTAATATACGCTGTTCTGAACATCTAAAAATCTTAGCGATTTCTTCTATAGTTTTTTTCTTTTGCTGCAATAAAAATACAATAGTCAGAATAGCACCATTATATAACTTTCTATCGGTTGTAGTATTCATTAATTCTTTATTAATTTTAGCAATTTTGTTGGGTGGCAATTTTAATTCTTCAGCAATCTTCCATTGAGCCTTTCCATTTATTAGGTCTAATCGTATTTTTTGTAACAACTCATCATCTATAATTATTCTATAAGTTTTTCTAGATTTTCTTGAAGATTGCTCACCTAATAATTTATCTTTTATCTTTTGTCTTAACTCAGCCTTATTTTCTCCCCAATAATTAAATTGTTTCATTTGTTTAATGTCGTCGTCAGAAACTAAATGCTTCCAAGAATATCCATGTTTGATGTGATATACAACACTGTTTTTAATATTGTATTCTTTAACTATTTTAGCACAAGAAACACCATTTTTTATTTTATCTACTATTTCTAAACATTGTTTATTTGTAATATATGTTGATGGATGATTTTCTCCTAATAACGGAATTATTAAACCATCCTTTTTGGCGTCTTGTATATTTTCATAACTGGTGCCCAATTTTAGATGATGGGGATTACAGCATAATTTATTATTACAAATATGTAAAACCATCATTCCATTTGGCCATTCATTGTAATGTAAGTAATAAGCTATTCTATGAGCCGCATACGATTTATAACTACAAGATTTTTGACCGTACCCCTTTATTTGTGAGCCCATCCATTCCCAACATTTATTATTATCATCACTAACATCAACCTTTTTCCAAAACTTTTTCTTTTGCATCTCTGTCATTTGTGGTTCTGGTAATAGTTGTACAATATTATATAAATATTTTTCATATATACTTGATAAATATTCCTGTTCCTTATTGGCATAATCCTTTGTTTTACATAATATTCCAATGTTGAAATTCTCTATTATCCAATCATCTTGTAATGATTTATTCTCATGTTTATTATTATTTAATAAATCATAATGTTGTTTGACTCGTAACTTAATATCTTCAGCACTTCCAATATACATTTTACTAGAAAACCTATGTTTTATACAATACACTCCACAAATATTATCAAAACAATTATTATTAAAAAAATAATCGAACTTATATTCTCTAAAACTATGAGTGCCTTTTTGTTTTAGTCCGCACTCTTTAGCCGTCATTGTAACTGACGAAACTGATTTATTAAGTGCTTCCGCTAATTCTTTGGCTGTCATATCATAATAATGTTCTCGTAAAAATTTTAACTCTGTATAATGCCATTGTTTTCTTTTCTTTCTTGGTTGCGAATCTTTAATACCTTTTGGTCGTCCTGTTTTATTCATAATGTTCTCCGAAAAGTAATGACTAATATAATAGGCGAGGATATATATTCTGTTGTGATACCCCTATATATATAATTATAGTTGTATTAGGTAAATAATGGTTGCAAAAAAATAAAATTTTTACAACCTTTTTTAAATATATCATACCCACTAACTACTTTACATAATACATTTATGGTTTATATATATGTGATGATTACTATATGTGTGTTGTTGTATAAATGAATTAAAAAGGAAAGTAATATGGGGGAAAATATAATTTGTGAAAAATATAGTTTAGTAAAAAATATCGTTGATAAAAAATATATGGTGACTTATATAATATAATCTCTAATTTATTTACCCAAATATTTAACGGGACTTCCCAAAAAATATGACGATCTCACAAAATAATGATTACTTCCCTAACTACATTACTTCTTACACCCCATAGATAAACTCTTCCTTTTTAATATGAGCGTAGCGAATTTTGTTTAAAATAAATAAACCTTCTTTACTAAAAAATAAAACTTTCTTTACTAAATACAACTATAATATAGATAGATAAATTAAACATAAATATTTATAAATAACAAGGAATTGGAATAATGGGTGATACGAACAATAATAATATTAATGATAATAATCCAAAATTGATTAATAGTGTCTTGATTGCCTCCGCTATGTATCCAAAAGACATATTAGATGAATTAGAAAAAGAAGATCCGGAAACATTAGAGGTAGCATTGGCAAAAATAATAGAGAATGATTATGTTATAAAAAATAACAATTTATGTATTAACAAATATGGCAGTGGATGTTGTGAATACAGCCAATAATTATGAACACAACCAATAATATAGATAAATATACCTTAGATAAATATATTTTAGATATAATAAATAAAACTGCTAAGAATCTCGCCCCATTTTTTACCTTTAGTTATTATGATGTTGAAGATATTGAACAAGAAATTCGTATATTATGTCTTAAAATACTAAATAATTACGAAGAAGAAAAGAGCGATTTATACACATTTTTATTTATGAATGCCAGAAATGCCATGATAGATTTGCGAAGGTCAAAACTAAGCCGAACTATACTTAAGCCTGACGATAATTGTTCAGTAGAAGAATATAAAAAATACCAAAAAAAAATAACTCATAATAATAAAAAGAAAAGTGTGGCGGAACCCCAATTATTATCTGAGGAATTATTGGCGGATAACTTATCGGTGGAATATGATTTAGCGGGCGATATGGATAAAAAATATATATTTTCTGTAATAGATAGGGAAGTCCCTACTAAACTACGCAGGGAATATCTTATATACTTAGAGGGTGGAAAATTATCTTATTATGATAAATTATTAGTTTTACGAACTATAAGGGAAATAGCAGAAAAGTATGGATTTGATAAATGGGGAAATGACTAATAATGGGAAGATTAAGTAATAACGAAAAAGAATTAATTTATGTGGATTTTGTTGCCGGATTAACTGAAGACACAATTTGCACAAAATATAATAGACCGCTCATAACAATTCAGGAAGCTATAAAAAATATAAGTGGGAAGTTAGAAAGAAAAAAAACCAAAACAATCATAATTGATAGTGTTGGCGAATTAAAATCTAAGCATTTTTGGCCCGAACTACAAAAACAATTAACCGGAATAGAATTGGAATATTTTGCGGAATCTTGGGGAAAGTTAGTAAAACAATTTAGTCAATACGACATTTTGGAAACAGATGAAATGATTATGAAGGACTTAATTGTTCACGACATTTTGATCAATAGAAATTTATCACAAAAGAAAAGTTTGATGGAGGAAATTGAATTTTACGAGAAAGAATTAAGTGGCGAATTTAAAAAAGAACCAAGAGATCAGCAAAAAATAACTTATTGTCATAATAAATTAAGTAATGCCAGATCTTCATTAAGCGATTTGGAAAAGGTTCACGACGCACTACAAAAAAGAAAAGATCAAAAATTTCGCGATATGAAGGCAACACGAGATTTACGATATAAACAAATTGAGGATTCTAAAAAAACCTGGTTTGAGATGATGAAAGAATTAGATGCTTATAATGTGCGAAATAAAGAGGGGGAATGGTTGGCTTATATGAAAAAGTCGGTTGATCAAGAAGAGGCTAGATTATCAGAATTTCACCAATTTGCAGATGGGGAATTTGATCAAATATTATTGAATGCAGAAACGGTTAAAGATAAAAGTTAAACAAATCAAGAATTAAAAAGGAGAGGGTTGTGAAACCTACAGTTATATACAACTTATATAGGAAAATATTTAATTGGATTATAACGCCATTCAAGCCAAAATCAGATAGTTTATATATAGAAAATATTAATGACGTAGATATAAAATTACAAAAAGACTTAGAACAGTACTTTATATCCAAATTAGATTATTATTTTATACATGATATGGTATATATACTAGATTTAGAGTTGCGACATCAATTAGATATTATTGTTGCCAGTAATTATAATATAGAAGAAATTGATAAAGCATATAAAATATTATCAACATACAATGATCAAATTAAAGTAAAAGATAATGATTCAAAAAGAAATCTAAAAAATAATTTAGATCGAATTAATTATTTATTAGTATATATAGAAAAACTTGGTGATATTGGCAAACAATATCTAAGTGTTAATATATACAATAAATATTTTGATAGTATTAAACAATTATTAAACTCTTTAACAATTACTAAAAGTGTTATAGAAGATAAATTAGAAGAATTTGTCGTTTTATCAATATAACTTCCTTTTTTAATTTTTAGGACATCACAGGAGACATAACAAATGGAAAAGACAGCGGTTGTGTTTGGTGCTACAGGCCAGGTGGGGTCGTATTTATGTGAATCGTTATTAGAAAAAGGGTATAATGTAGTTGGTATAAAACGAAGATCTAGCACAAATAATTGTTGGCGTCTAAAAAATATACTAACATTTCCTTATTTTAATTTAGCCGAAGGCGACATTACTGACGCCGTATCTATATATAATGTTATTGGCGAGCATAAACCTAATGAGATATACGCATGTGCGGCACAGTCTCATGTGCATACATCGTTTGAACAACCTCAATACACAGCTATGGTTGATTATATTGGGCAAATTAATATTTTAGAAGCAATGAGAAAATTTGATATACAATCTAAATTAATGTTCTGTGCGACCAGTGAAATGTTTGGTAGTAGTATGGGAAATTTATACACTAGAGGTACTGAAGAAGATCCGAATTTAGCATTTTATTATCAGAATGAAAAAACTGAGTTATGCCCACAATCCCCATATGCTATATCCAAAGTAGCTGCTTTTCAAACCAATAAATTATATAGAACAGCATACAATATGTTTATATGCTCGGCGATTATGTTTAATAATGAATCTCCGCGACGAGGTGAAGAATTTGTGACCAGAAAAATCACAAAATGGATAGGTGATAATTATTCTAAAATAAAACTTGGATATCAACCGTTGGTTAATGCTGATAAGCTAAATTTAGGAAACCTTGATGCTAGTAGAGACTGGGGTTCTAGTAAAGATTATGTCGAAGCACTTCAATTGATGTTACAGCAAGAATCTCCAGATGATTATGTAATAGCTACGGGTGAAACCCATACAATAAAAGAATTATTAGATGTTGCATTTGGTTATATTAATATTACGGATTGGACACCATATGTTTATGTTAATCCAAAATTTATTAGACCTGCGGAGGTTCCATATTTACGTGGGGATATGAGTAAAGCGAGGGAAAAATTAGGATGGTCACCAACGACAACTTTTAAAGAGCTAATTGAAGAAATGGTCGAGTCTGATATTCGTAAAGAGAATAGATAATGATAAATAAAGATTATTACCCCGTATTAATATGCGATACCCGCGAAAAAAACCCCCTATCTATTCCAGACAATAAAGTGTTTGGGGAAATTCAAAGACAAAAACTTGATACCGGCGATTATAGTATTGCCGGATTAGAAGATTCTTTGTGTATTGAAAGAAAAGGTGCGGTGAGTGAATTTGCCACAAATATTTTTCAAGCTAGATTTGATAGAGAATTACAAAGAATGGTGAATTATAAATACGCTTTTGTATTATTGGAATTTAATATAGATGATTTATTAAAATTTCCTTATGGTAGTGGGTTACCAAAATACGCAGTAAAAAAGATACATTATAATGGGAAATTGTTATTAAAGAAATTAACCGAATTCCAATGTAAATATCCCAATATTCATTTTATATTTTGCGGAGACAATATAATGGATATTTTATATTCTGTTTGTAAGCGGGTTATAGAGATAGAGTTTAAGAAATAGTTAGAATTTAAGAAATAGTTATTATACATATATAAAAAATAATGAGTAAAAAGCCGGTTTTATATCAAAACAAATTAATATTACCTAAGAAATCTAAACTGATTGAGGCAGCCAATATCTCTAATGATTATGATAAATATTTATCTAAAGTTGGAGTAGAAAAATTATTAGAATATTCTTATTTAAACTTGCAACCGAGAGATTTTTTAGAAGTAAATAATGAATTATTGGATAGAGACCCATCTAAAAAGTATGAAAATCCACTATTTGAATTGATGGATTTTATGAGGCAACCAGAAAATTTTGCTTTTACTTGTAAGTGGTTGTTAGGTATAGATTTGTTACCATTCCAAGTTGTTGTGTTAAAAGAATTATGGGAAAGAAAATATCCTATTTTAATTATGGCTCGCGGAGGAAGTAAATCGTGGACTTTGGCATTATATTCTGTGTTACGGGTATTATTTTGTCCTGGTAGTAAAATTATTTTTGTCGGTGCAGGTTTTCGTCAATCTAAAATTTTATTTGAATATGTAGAAAGTTTTTTTCGTGCTTCAGCTATTTTTAGAAATATTATTGGCAATAATAGATCGCAAGGACCAAAGCACGATACCGATAGACATAGCTTTTATGCTGGAGATAGCGTTATTCATGCATTGCCTATTGGTGACGGACAAAAGATTCGCGGGATGAGGGCAACAAACATAATTTCCGACGAATTTCATAGTATGATTCAAGAAATTTTTGAAGTAGTTATTGAAGGGTTCGCTTCAGTTAATATTAATCCCGTACAAAACGTAAAAAGAGTTAGCGATAGAAAATTATTAGAAAAGATTGGTATTCCTACTAGAACAGATAATGAGGAAGAGGCTGGAAATCAAACAATTATTTCAGGCACATCTTTTTATGCGTTTAACCATTTTTATTCATACTTCCAAAGATATAGAGCCATTATACAGAGTAAGGGTGATACTAAAAAATTAGAAGAAATATTTAATGGAGAAGTGCCTTCTAAATTTGATTGGAGAGATTATAGCGTTATTAGAATTCCTTGGGATAAAATCCCTGAAGGTATGATGGATGAAACTCATATTGCCAAAGCAAAAGCTTTGATGCATTCAAGTCGTTACAATATGGAATATAATTGCATCTTCGTTCTTGATAGTGACGGATTCTTTAAACGAACATTAATAGAAAGTTGTGTAACGCCCACAGAAATAATGTCTGGAAAAGTAGAATTTAGAGCTTCAATTACAGGGTTATCAAATAGAAAATATGTATATGGTGTTGATCCGGCATCTGAAGATGATAATTTCACAATAGTTATTATTGAGATACACGAAGACCACAGAAGAATAGTTTATGGGTGGAGTGCTAATAAACAGAAGTTACGAGAACGCTTGAAAAAGGTTGGGCAAAATAGTAGTTCTGTTTCTTATTATAGTTATTGTGCAAGAAAAATTCGCGATTTGATGAAATATTTTCCTACAGAACATATAGCTGTTGATAAACAGGGTGGCGGAATATCTTTAATTGAAGCTTTACACCATCAACCAGATATAGAACCGGGAGAATATCAAATTTGGCCATATTTAGTTAGAGGAAAAGATGATCCATTTTGGTGGGAAAAAGCAGAAAAACCCACTGATAATGAATCTGGTTTACATATACTTCACGAATTCCAATTTGCCGATTCTAAATTAGTTGAGGAGGCTAATCATGCATTAAGAAAAGATTTGGAAACAAAAACTTTACTTTTCCCAATTTTTGATCCAGTTGAAATAGGATTATCTGTAGAAAATGATATAGCGGAAGGTAGGGAGTATGATACGTTGGAAGATTGTGTGTTAGAAATAGAAGAATTAAAAAATGAATTATCAACTATTACACACTCGCGAACCCCTACAGGAAAAGATAAATGGTCAACTCCAGAAGTTAAGGAGGTGGGAGGAAGAATTGGGAGATTACGAAAAGATAGATATTCAGCGTTAGTAATGGCAAATCAAGTAGCCAGAACTATAGGAAACACGATAGGAAAAATTCCGTATCAAACCGTAGGTGGATATGTTAGCAGATCTAAAAAGAAAGACACACCAAGCGGTCCAGCTTATTATGGTGCATCTCATGTTGTTGAGAAACTATCTCAATATGTAGGCTGTGGCGTATATAAAAGTAATGATTAAAAAGGGAAATTATATGGGCGTGTAATTAGTTATATTGTTGGGTTATATTATCAATTTTCCCTCTATACTTCTTCCTTTTAATTTTTTTATCAAAAAACAAGGTTTTTACAGAAAAATTTTGAGTTTACAATAAAAATATCGTATAATAGTATTGGAAAGAGATTACAATCCAATTACAATCTGATTACGAAAGCAAGATATGGAAAATAATGATAAAATAATTGAGCTATACGATGGCTTTGGTAGAAATTCTGGGCGTAGTTTTGCGGCTCGTGATAGGTGGCACAACATAGATAGTTATACTACAATACGAGATTCTTTCACAAGAATGGATTATGAAGAATTTCGTCCAGAAGAAAGCGTTGCCACACATTCTAAATCCATTATTCTTCAATGCATGAACGCATATCGCAAGGTAGGCATTATACGAAATGTTATAGATCTAATGGCAGATTTTGGGTCACAAGGAATTAGTTTAGTTCATTCGCAGAAATCTACTCAAAAATTTTACAGAGATTGGTTTTCTAAGGTTGGTGGAGCTGAACGATCTGAGCGATTCCTCAATTTATTATATCGTAGCGGAAACGTTATTATAAACAGGATTGAGGCAAAAATAAATAATAATATTTCTAAAAATATGACATCTTATTCTCGTAATAAGTCTATTGACCCAAAGAAGTTGGAAGATGTAGTAAAAAATACAATTCCTTGGCAATACACCTTTCTATCCCCATCTTCTATAGATATTATTAGCGGAAAACTTGGTTCTTTTGTGGGAAAACCAATTTATGCATTGAAAATCCCGCAACTATTAAAAGAAGTTGTTAATGCACCTTCTACGGAAATAGAGAAAAAACTAATTAGTCAATTGCCCGATTATATTAAAAAAGCAATGAAGTCGGGCGAAACACATATTATTTTGGATAGTGATAATATAATTGCTAAACATTATAAAAAAGATGATTGGCAAGTTTGGGCGGACCCAATGATTTATGCTATTATTGATGATATTTTGTTATTAGAAAAACTTAAACTGTCGGATTTATCTGCTTTGGATGGAGTAATATCGCAAGTTCGTTTATGGAAATTGGGCAGTTTGGAGCATGAGGTTTATCCTACAGATGTTGGAGTTAATAAATTAAAAGAGGTTTTATCTAGCAATCCAGGTGCTGGTGCTTTTGATATTATTTGGGGTCCAGAATTAAGCCTGGAAGAATCCAATACCAATACTCATCAATTTTTAGGACCAATGAAATATGAACCTACGCTTAACAACATATATGCTGGGCTTGGCATTCCCCCCACCCTTACCGGAAGCGGTAGTGCTGCTGGCTACACTAATAATTTCATATCTTTAAAAACTTTAGTTAAACGATTAGAGTATGGACGTTCTTTATTGACCGAATTTTGGAATGATGAAATAAAAATTGTTCAAAAGGCTATGGGTTTTCAAAAACCAGCCCGCGTTCAATATGATAGAATGGTTCTTACTGACGAGGGTGCCGAAAAAGAATTAATGCTGAAATTATGGGATAGAAATCTTATTACAGACCAAACAATTCTGGAAAGATATGGCGAAGACCCCGATTTTGAGCAGATTGTCAACCAAAGAGAGGCTGAAGAAAGAATGTCTAATTTACGTCAAAGTAAAGCCAGCCCTTATCATATTACTGATAAAGAGCACGAATTAAAGAAAATAGCTTTAGGTCGCGGATTTATAAAACCCAGTCAATCTGGAATAGAAGTAAAAGAAAGTTATAAAGAAGAACCCTTCCTTATTCCTTTACAACAAAAAGACAACGCTAAAATTCCAAATTCAAAAACTTCCCAACAACCAACTGGTCGTCCTAAAAATACCAAAGATAGTTATAAAAGACAAAGAACCCCAAAAATCCGTACTTCCGCCGATGAATTATTATGGATAAAATCTACACAAAAGAAGATATCTAAAGTAGTTACGCCATATATACTTTCCTTTTTTAATAAAAAAAATCTAAGGTCTTTGACGACCGACGAGGTTTCCAAAGGGGAAATTATAAAATTTGCTATTTTAGCCCATATCCCAGCATATCAAAATATTACGAATGATGATATTGAAAAGTTGATAAAAACCACTACTAATTTACCTAACTCATTTCATGATAAATACTTAGAGTATACCGCAGGAAGAGATTATACAATTGATGAACAGAGAGAAATACAGGCTTTAGTTTATTTAGAGGTAATGGAGTAGTTATTTGAAGTAATGGAGTAGTATTATTTTTTAATAAAATTTGATAAAAAATATATTTTTTTTGAAGTTTTTAAAATATATCGTATAATATAAACAGAGTAATGTAGTACGCAATAAAGGTTTATAATGAATATACCAATTTATGATTCCGAACAAAATCTTTCTACGGAATTACAAAACAATATAGTTCAGGCGAGTTGCCAAATTTTATCTAGAAAAAGTCATTTAGATATTAATAAGTTAAGTTTGGCTTCTGAACATGACAAAGATTTATACCATTTATACACCATTATGGTATCTGCTGGTATAAATAAAAATGATGATGTGTTTACTAAAAAAGAATTGTGGGAAGCACGAGATACGCCAGTTGATAAACCATTAAATATTGAGCATTCCCCCAGAATAATCATAGGACACATTACGCAAAGTTCTATGATTGATGATCAATATCAAGCAGTTAGTGAATATGAGGATAATGAAGACGAAAATGATGAAATCTATCATTTATTAACTGGCGGAGTAATTTATAAACATATAAATAGTATTGATAAGGATTTGGAAAAGGAATGTAGTAAAATTATTGAAGAAATAGATAATGGTGAATGGTATGTATCAATGGAGTGTTTATTTACAGATTTTGATTACGCCTTAATTCATCCGGTTTTTGGTAAAAGATTTATTGGAAGAAATGATTCAACATCCTTCTTAACTAAATATTTAAAAATATATGGTGGAGAAGGTTATTATAACGGAATGAAGATTGGTAGAGTTCTAAAAGGTTTATTATTTAGTGGTAAGGGTCTGGTAAAAAACCCTGCTAATCCAAATAGTATTATTTTAAATAACGTTCATTCTTTTGGAGGTGCTTATGCGTCTTTGGAAGATTTACAATTAATTAACAAACAAGGAGAATTAAATATGGCTAATGATTTTGAAGCCAAATATAATGATTCGCAAAACGAAATTAAAGATCTTCGTGAGCGATTAGTAAAAGCTGGTGAAGAGCAGCATAAAAATGATCTAAAAATTAAAGACGAGGAAATTTCTCAACTTAATACTGAGATTGCTTCGCTAAAAGAAAAAATCACTGAACTTACTACACAGTTTAATGAAGTTTCCAAAGTAAAAGAAACTTTAGAGGTTGCAAAAGCTGGTATTGAAAAAGAGTTAAATGATAAAACAACTGAAATCGCCACTATTCAAGCTGAAAAAATTAAGATAGATCGTGTATCTATTTTAGTTAGTGCTGGAGTAGAAAAATCAGAAGCTGAAAAACTTACAGAGCGATTTTCTGGTGTAAGTGATGAGCAGTTTTCGGAAATTGTAGAATTACAAAAGAAAATTATTGTTAGTGCGTCAGTAGTCGCTGATGAAAACGCTGATGAAGTTGTTGAAGATTCAACTGTTGAAGATGCAACCGTTGATGAAGAAGTTCTGGATAATGTAGAGGTGGAAGATTCTACCGCATTAGCGAGCGAAACTTCCGAAGAAGATGAAGACAAAGCCTTTATTAGTACTTTTGCTAGTTGGGCTGATAGTATTTTTCAAACAAAAGATAGTTAAGATAATAATAATAATAATAATAATAATAACGGAGGTTTAGATTATGGCTCTCAAAGGTGATCGTACTGAAACTGTTCAGGATATTAAATATTTCATGAATGAAGTAGCAGAGCGTGGCGGTATTGCACTTATGTCAACCGCTAGTTCTGGTGTTGGACTTGATAGTTCGACTCAATTAGCAACCTACACATATGCTTCAGGAGCTTATGCATTAGGTATTCTTATGCAAGACATGGTTAATGTTGATCAGACAAAATATCACATTAATCAATATAAAGATGAAGCCCAAATGGGTAGCAAAGTTCGCATTTTGCGACAGGGTTGGGTTGTAACCGACATGGTTTATCCCGGTCATACCCCAACTGCTGGAGGTATTGGTTATGTGGGACATAGTGGTTATATTGCTGCATCTGATGTTAATCCTGATGCTGCTAATTTAGCTGTTGGTCGTTTTGAAACTACAAAAGATGAAGATGGTTATGTTAACTTCTATGTTAACCTACCAAACATCGGTTAATATTTATTTATAATAAAATAACATAGGAGATAATAAACATGCAAGAAAGAATTCAGCCTACTGAGGAAATGAAAAATCTTTTAGTTCTCAGTGGTTCAGACGATGAAAATGTAGCTTATGCCGCACAGCGTAAATTAGCTATGGCTCTAACTTTACCTTTACGCAAAGGTATTATGAATGGTAATAATTTTGAGGGAATTTTTGAGCAGATTCCTATTACCGATGGTACTATGGGAACAGTTGAATATCCGTTAGATATTCTTGCTCCTGGTACAGAAAAGGATTTTGTGGCTTACACAATTCCTAATGCTGGTTATCTACCTCAGCGATCTGTTGAGAGTGATTATGTTCGTGTACCAACCTACGAGATTGGTAACGCAATTGATTGGTTGCTTAAGTATGCCAGAAATGCACGTTGGGATATTGTAAGTCGTTGTCTTAATATTCTTCGTGCTGGATTTACAGTTAAGCTAAACAACGATGCTTGGCATACAATCATTATGGCTGCTGTTGATCGTAACATCGTGGTTTATGACGGTGATGCAGAAGCGGGTCAGTTTACCAAACGTTTAGTTTCTTTAGCTAAAGTACTAATGCGACGTAACGGTGGTGGTAATTCTACTTCGATTGATAGAGGTCAGTTAACCGATATCTATCTTTCTCCTGAAGGCATCGAAGATATTCGTAACTGGAACGTTGATCAGGTAGACGATCAGACTCGGCGTGAGATTTATCTTGCTCCCGATGATGGTCTTACCAACATTTATAATGTTCGACTCCACACTCTTGATGAGCTTGGTGTTGGTCAACCTTATCAAAATTACTTTACCTCTACTCTTTCTGGCAATTTAGCATCTGGCGATGTTGAGTTAGCCATTGGACTAGATCTAAGTAAAAATGATTCTTTTGTTATGCCAGTTGATGAATCGTTAAAAATTTATCCTGATCCTACTCTTCATAGAATGAGAAAAGAAGGATACTACGGTTGGCAGTCGCAGGGATTTGCGATATTAGATTCCAGGCGTATCCTCGCTCTAAGTTATTAATACATAAGGACTTACGTTGGGGGTTTTTACCCCCAGCGTATTTTTTTGTATACATTGTTATATATATTTTCCATATTTTCAACCAATGATGCTTGACAAATTGACCAAATTTAGATATACTATTATAGTATACTAACATAATATATCATTTAGGAGAGTAATAAAGTTTATGTCAAGTAAAGATAACAATACCAAGAAAAAAGATTATATTGGAAAGAAGTATGGAAATGTTACGGTTTTAGAAAAAACCAACGAAAAAAAACATAATCGTCCACTATATTTATGTAAGTGTGATTGCGGAACAGATTTTTTGTGCACTATATCAACCCTAACATCTGGTGACAAAAAATCGTGCGGATGTAAAAGAAAATTAGATTTAACCAATAAAAAGTTTGGACGCCTTACGGCAATAAAACCAGAAGGAGTTGACAATAGAGGTAATGTCTTATGGTTATGTCAATGCGATTGTGGTAATTATAGTAAGGTGGTCGCTACAGAACTATCTGGTGGTAGAACACAATCTTGTGGATGTGTTAGACTAGAAAAAGCTAAGATATCAAAGCATAGAAAAGATTATTCTGGTCAGAAATTTGGTTATTTAGTAGTTATAGAAAAACTGAATGAAAAATCAAGACCTGGCGAATATTTTTATTTATGCGAATGTGAATGTGGAAAACAGATAAAAACTACTATCGCCCCATTATTATGTGGAGACAGAGTTTCTTGTGGGTGTAAAAGAAGGGATGATCTAATAGGAAAAACATTTGGTAGGTGGACAGTATTGGAATATGTTGGAAATAGACAACATAAATGTATATGCGAGTGCGGTAATGAAGGGGTTGTTTTTAGTAGTAATTTAGTGGATAGTAGTAGTCAATCTTGTGGATGTTTGGCAAACGAACTAACATCTCAAAACAAACTAAAGGATATTACGGGGTTGAGGTCTGGCAAATTAGTAGCTCAAAAATTGATGGATGATAGAGATAACGCTGGAAATGCTATATGGGAATGTTTATGTGATTGTGGTAGAATATCTCACGTAAGATCTAAAGATATATCGGCTAAAACAACACAATCCTGCGGTAACTGTGGAACATTCATTCGTGGAATCAGAGTGTCCAAACCACAAATGCTATTACATAAATTATTGGGCCGTGGTGTTATCAACTTCAAAACTCGTTGTGGTTTACGCCCAGATATAGCTTTTGTTTATAACGGAAGAAAAATTGCGGTGGAATACGACGAAATGGTATGGCACGACCCAACCAAAGATTTAGAAAAAACCAAACGACTACTAAAAGATGGTTGGAAAGTTTTAAGATTTCTTGTTAATGATGTTCAGCCAGACCAATCCATGATTGATGAAACAGAAAGATTCTTAAATACGGAATGTGATCATTTTAGTATAAAATAATATAAAAAATAAATAAAGGATATCTTATGGCAGACCAAACTCTAATTAACGAAATAACAAACGATCCATTGGGACGTGGATATAGTGGAATGATGGATTCCGAAATTTACACCTCTTTAACTACAGAAAACATTAGCGTTCCTTATACCCGATTTATTTCTTTGAGAGGATGTGCTTCCGTATTATCGGATATAGAATATGCAACCTTTAAAGCATTTTTGACTACCGTTGCTGGATACGGAGATAGATATACAGATATGGTAAATATGTTGTCTTTGCCATGTAATGATGATGGTGATACTGGTGGGCTAGATTTTGGTTGTAATGATGTAAGATCACTAATTGATAATTTTGGTATTATAGAAGGTATGTCTACTGCCGCCACAAATTTAAAAGCTTTAGCCGAACACAATATTGGTAGGATGGCTCAACTTGGCGGGTCATGGCGTTTATTAGACATTATTCGTGCTCGTAGAGCATAGGAGTATAAAAAATGGGTAGCCTATATTATGATTGGGATGCGAGCTGGACACCGCTTACACACTCAGTAGGAACCGACATATCTAATTATGACTTGAAAGATGAGGCAACTTTGACATCCGACGCCCTATCTTTAGATAATAAAGTGGCGGTTGAGCTTTCGGCAAAATTTGCTGAAACAGCAGGTGCCGCATGTGATGAAAATTTATATTTGTATGTTTTGAGAGATACTGATGGTACAAACTATCAAACCATAAATGATAAACCGGCTTTGGGTGCTATAATTGATCCTAGCGGCTACAATAGTGTTAATTATAAAGCATTTACTGTTGACGCTGGAGAAGTTTCTTCGCTAAAAGTGTTGGTTGATAATAATTGTGGGCAAAGCGGTAATTTAACAATGATGTATAGATATGCGGTTATGACTACGGTATAGTAATGCCTATCCAACGCCCAGAAAACTTCCGTTTTAATCCTTTTAGCACATTGGCCACCGGCTTAATGTCTGCTGGGCTCGGGTTTCGTGGTTCAGACAAAACAACGTATTATCGGGACTCCTCCCTATACGGCAATCATGGGGTATTAACAAACATGGACCCGGCGACTGACTGGGTGTGGGATGATTACCTGGGGCGGTGGGGCATAAACGATCGGGCGTCAACTAGTATCACGCTGGCAACGCCAAAAGTATTTCCTCCGATTTGGACTTGCTCTTTGTGGTGTCGCGGAAATGGGGGTGATTATAGATTTCATGGTGCGTACGGCAACGGGGTCAACCGAAATCAGATGTTGATGGTGCGCGAAAACGCTATCGTATACGTGTACTACGACGATTACAGTTTAACGTCATGGGCAACAACGGTTTCTGGATTGCATCACTGGGCAATGGTATTTGATGGTACGAATCTAGAGCTGTGGAAAGATGGCGTTTCGCTTGGCGCACAATTAGCAACTGGTACATTTACCCTTACTGCGGGATCTGTGTTTTCGACCACGGCTTCCGTTACTCCATATGGCAATCATGACCTACTCATCCACAATCGCGTCCTCTCCCCCTCCGAAATCTCCCAACTCGCCTATCCCTCGAACGTGATGCTATCCGGCCTGCTGTTGCCACCGACGCGAAAATTATGGTCTGTAGCAACAACTGAGACACCATTGATTTATTCTAAACGATTAACACCACTACAACTATTTAATAATATATATTAATTATTCAACAACATATATTAATATAAAAAATTTATCAAAGGTATAATTATGGGACTATATGGAACACCCCTCACTCTAACATATACAGCATGGAATACCTCAATAAATAGTGGTGTTATTGGAGATTCCGCCAATCATACATTATATTGGATTAAAGATGGTGCGGCTTCAGTAGTAACTAACGCTCCAGCAGAAGTAGACGGAGCAAACATTCCAGGAGTATACAAACTATTAATTAGTGATGCGGAAGCCCAATGTGTTTTTGGTAGTTTAGCCGGTAAAAGTTCTACACCTCATGTTAGCATAATTCCTTCATCGCTACCATTTGAAAAATTACCAAATGCTTTACCGGGAACATACGGTGGACTACCAACTACAGATTCCAATAATTATGTTTTGGGTATATCGGGAGTAATAAATAATTTTGATGGTTTAAACAACTTTAATCCTGCATCAGATACAGTCGTAAATGTAACAAATATAACCACATTGGGTGATTCTGGAAATATCGCTCAAGCAAACTGGGAATATATAGACAGAACCCTTACTACAGACACCAATATAAACTATCCAACATCTGGAGAAATAGCGGGATCGGTTTGGGAATCGGTATCAGCAAATTATAATACGGCTGGAACTTTCGGTTCAACAAATCAGATTGGGGTTCCCAGTGCAACATTAGATGATTATAAAGCTACTGGATTTTCTACACATTCCGCATCAGATGTGTGGAGTTCACCAAGTAGAACGCTTACCGATGCCGTTAATTTATCTGGAATTATAGCCCAAACAGTATGGGAGTATGGAACGCGAGTACTCACTGCTGGAACCAATCTAAATGATATTGCAGCATCTGATGTATGGTCTTATGTAGACCGTGTATTAACTTCTGGTACCGTTGAAGATATTTGGTCTGCCGCCGTAAGAACTTTAACCGCAAATACTAATTTGGATATTGTTGGTACAGGAGATATTAGTAAATCGGTATGGGAATATAGCGATAGACAACTAACTGATGGTTATTATAATAATATTTATGATATTCATATTAGTGGTGCATTAGACAATATTGGTAGTTCTGGAGATATAGCTTCCTCAACATGGAATTACGCAACAAGAATTCTTACCGCTGATACCAACATAAATTATCCTTCAATATATCAAATTGCTTCGGAAGTTTCTGGTGTATTAACAACAGATCATGGTACTGGAGCTTGGACTACGGCTAATGTATCTAATTTAGCCACTACAGAACAACTTATGTCTGTGTCTGGTGACATTATTATTAATAATAATATACTTACTTATAATAGCGGTATTATCAATAACATAAACGATTATACAGTTAGTAGTGGTGTTTCTCTTACTACTTCCGAATATACCACAATTGCTGATACAATATTAGAAAGAAGTATGTCTAATGTTGAAGATACAGCTACAGAATATACATTATGTTCGTTGATATTAGCGGGATTAAACTCTAATGTTGCTGGAACTACACGATATATCAAGAAAACTACAGGTGGAGCATTTGTAAGTCAAACTGTCACAACCGACGCTTCAGCCTCACCAATCACTGGAGTTAGCTAAGGGAATATAAAAAATGGCTGAGTGGATACCTTATAAAAGTATGTGGATTTATGATGATACACCCACTGGAGATGCTGGTTTAGCCATCAATAATAATTTTACATATATTGCAGACACATTTAATAGCCAATCTGGATTATTGGATAATGGGGATGTAAACATTGTCGGAGGAGATATTTATGGTTGTGTAATTGAACAATTGGGACCATTTATTTCTCATCAATCTAATCCTCAGATATCGCCAACAGGTGTAGAAACTTATACTTGTTATGGTAGTGTTATAAAGGTAAATGATACGTATCATAGTTACTATTCTTATGCTACACCAAGTAGATTCAATGTTGGTCACGCTACAAGCGTAGATGGGAAAATATGGACAAAAGATATAGAAAATAATCCAGTATTAGCTCCAGAAGTTGGCGGTAGTACCACTGGAGTATTGGGTTATGACGTTCCGTTTGTTTGGTATGAAGATAATATATATCATATGCTTTGTAGAGTACATGGAAATCTTGGTTCTGCATTAGACGCTACTAGTTATGCTACATCACTAAATCCAGAAGGACCATTTTTAGAAGCAAATGGAAAATCTCCGGTTTTACAGGCAACGGTGGGGGCTTGGGACGCATATGGCGCAGAGGCTTGGGGCACTATAAAAATTGAAGATACCTATCATACATTTTACGAAGCATCTGTTGGTGGAGTTTCTATAAACAGGGCGGTGGGACGAGCTTATTCTACAGATCTGCTGCATTGGACTAAAGATACAACAAATAATCCAATATGGGAAAGTGGACGTTTTTGTCCAGATGTATTTGAATATGGGCAATATTATTATGCGATAGTTCCGCATTATCCAGTAGCCGGTCTAGGCGACTATACTGAATTTGAATTATATAGAGATGATAATATTACATTTTTACCAACAGAAAGAGAATATCTTGGAGTAATAAAAGAGGTATCTTACAACGGATGGGATTCGGTAGATATTGATACACCGTTTATTCTAACCGATAATATTTATCGCAATTCTTTTTCTGCATCAAGCGGTGAATTATGGATGTATTATTCTGGTCAGGGTGGAGCTGCATGGGAACAGGGACTCGCTATTTCTTCGCGTCTTGGTGGTGGATGGGCTAATAATAATCCAACATCACGCGGACGAGGGTTGGGGTTTTTTCGTAAATTAACAGTTGATACACTTATTTTAACAAATTCACTCGCTATTGCTCAAGGTGGTACAGGGTCTATTAGTGCTTCTGGAGCATTGGTTAATCTTGGTATTGGTAATGGTGTTACCGGATCTTTTATTGATAATAATGGATATACCGTTACGGTGGTTAGTGGAATTATTACTAATTTAGGTGTATAATATATAAAATATAATGCCAACATTCGTTAATTTATCCAATACAGAATTTGAAACTTTAACAGATTTTTCCACATTTGAAAGTGGTGATGCCGGAATTCCTGCTGGATATTTTGATACATTTTCACTATTATTTGGTTGGTGGAATTCGGAATTAGTTGCTTATAGATATATAAATTTGGGTAATTTTTATATTTGTCAATCAAATAATAACACTTATTATGTTTGTCAGTCCAACAACAATACTTATTATGTTGATCAATCTAACAGTAATGCTTTTTATATAGGAACCACTGGGGAGGCTTAGAAAATGGAGAAAATAATTCATGGGATCTAACGAAATTAGAATAAATGATATTGGAACGGTTTTTTACGGAACTATTTCTGATGCTAGTGGTGCGGTTGATATTTCTGGAGCAACAACAAAACAAATAATTTTATTAAAACCTGATGGAACATCAATACAAGAAGATGCGAGTTTTGTTACCGATGGCACAGATGGACAATTATCATATACTATACAGAGTGGCGATTTGGATGTATGCGGAACTTGGAGAATTCAATGGTTAATAATATTAAGTTCTGGAACTTGGCGATCTGATCAAAAAACAATTAAGGTATACTCTAATTTGGTGTAAAGATATAAAAATAATTTGGTGTAAGATATAAAAATTTGTTAAAAAAATTAAAAAAGGAAGGATATGGGGAAATATGAAAATATTATGGGTTGAGCTGGAAAGATTATATATTACACCCCTTTTCCTTTTAATTTTATAAAAAATATATTTTAGTATAACATTATAATAAAGAGAAAATAATAATGGCCTGGAAAACTGAATTAGTCCAATTGGTTAGAAATATTATTGGGGATATTAGTTTGGATTCTCCAACATATACGGATGAAAGATTGTATGAGGTTATATTAACGTCAGCACAATTATTACAGGGGGATGTGGATTTTTCTGTAGACTACACAATAGATATTGATCAATGTACGCTAAGTCCAGACCCAACAACCACACCTAAAGATAATGATTTTATTAATTTGGTCGCCCTTAGAACATCTTGTATAATCTCTAATTCAGAATTTAGAACCGCCGCCAATAAAGCATATAATTTTGTTGATGGACCCTCTAAAATAGATGGACGAGATGTGGCTGAATCAACCTATAAATTTGCCGAAACTATTTGTAAGGCTTTTGAAAATGCGAAAAAAGCTTATAGAGCTGGCAACAGCACGGCAGGAGCTATTATTGTTAGTCCGTATAGAGTATATGATACAAGTTATACAAGAAAAAGGTAAGATTTGTAAAGATAATCCAAAAAATAATTTTACTAAAGGAAAAAATAGATGCCATTACACATAACAGACGATGTTTCCCAGGTAGCAAGAAGTGGATACCCAATTCACAATTTTGCCAATTCCATATTTTATAATGATTTGACAGGACCAACCGGAATAGTTTATAATGATAATTTACCCACATATCAAAATACGGTAGATTTTACTTCTGGAAATTGGGTAAGATTAGATGAAAGATTTGATAATCCGACATATTATTAATAAGATGGAAAAATAGTTATGTTATATAGTAATATTGGACCGATTATGAGAACCGAAAGATAGATGGCAACCTTTACACAAACTCAATCTGGCAATATCAACGATGGTGCTACATTCGGCAACGCTTCTCCAGGTGTCGAGGGGACCGACTACCCAGACATCACAAACGGCGGCGACTTGGTGGTGACAGCGAATGGGTACACGCTGACGTTCAATGTCGATGCTATCTTAGGCGACAAGACTTCTGCGGTCGGTCATGCCATCACAATTACGGGTGCGTCTGCTGTGTCATTCGGTACGGTTGTACTCAACGATACCGTCTCGCTGACTCTTCGCGGCTACAACGTCACGACGGCGACGATGCTCTACATTAATCGCTACGGACTATTCGATCCAGCACCGGGTGCAACGATCCTTGGCGATGTGCCTTCGGACTTTGGCTCGATCATCCTCAACAAAGGCCGCTTTGAGGCGATTGGGACCGCAGCGAAGCCGATCACGTTTTCGGTTCCAGCGGCGAGTGTCGATTGGTCCTCTGCGGTAGCCGCTCAGAACGCAACATGCTCGCCATACGACAACACTGCGAAGATCGCGGTCGGCATGGCTGGCTCGCCGCTCATCGCCAACGCGGCGGGGACGGGGCTCGGATCATTCGGCGATACATCGATCACAATCAATTCATCGTCCGCATCGCTTGATACTGAAGTGGCAACTCTGGCCGAAGTCACTGGGGCCGGGAAGTATTGCGTCGATTACGACATTGGGGTGTTTTATTTCTACACCGCGTCGTTCACAGGAATGACTCTGAATCTTACCTATACGAAACTCGACAAAACCGCGGCGACGTGGAAGGGGTGGGGGATTCTATCCAACGGAGCCACCACCAGCAACACATGCCTTCTGGACTATTGCACCTTGCAGTATATGGGAGCGGCCGGAAATGGTGTGCTGAGTGGGTCGGTCAGACAGTCGGCACCCGTCAATTTCGTTTCGCATCAGACCACAGACGCAACCCGACTTGCGTACCTCAAGAGATCGACGCTCAGATATGGATTTCGCTATGCGCTTTTCCATGGTTCGACGGGAGCAAGCGGCGATCCGATCCTATGCGACAGCAACACGTTCAACGACGGGAGCGGCGGTGGAACGTGGGACGGTCTATCGTGTTACGCCAGCAGTGGGTCGTACCTTACGGTCAGCAACAACGATTTCAACACGCGCGGCACTGGGGTTGATTTGGCAAATATCGCCAGCGACGTAGATCATCTGAGCATCACCGACAATGCGGGAGTGTGTGCCCTGTCGTTTGTGGCTGGCGGCCTGACTGCCAGGACTCCCTGGCAGGCAAAAAACGATGCAGTCACGAGCCCTTCAACGCCGGACCTGTCCGTGTCTGGCAATGTTATCCTGGGAATCAGCGGTGCGGTTGACGCTCGGTTTGTCTGTGTTTCCGGCACGTCCGGACATCCGGCGATCGTCGAGGATAACACATTCAGCCGTTGCTGGCGGCTAGGCCATCTCCTAGGTTCGTATGTTACCTTTCGGCGGAACCGTTTTTTGAACACGTATCATCATGGATTCACTGGGTCGCAGTGGGACGATTACTACTGCACCGATACGACGTTTGAAAACAATCTCTTCTACACTGATTTGATTGTTACGGGCGAGGCAGCTATAGCGTTAGGGTATAATCACCGCTGTATCCACAACAACGTCGTGATTCGCAATAATACGTGCATCGGGTTTGCCGATGGGTTAGTGGATTTCAATGACGCCGCCGACAGCAACGGGCCTTCTACGTTTACCAATATTCGCATCGTGAACAACATCGTCTCCAGTGGTGCATATGCATTCGCAAACTACACTTCGGCGACAATGCCGCAAGTGCGGCACATCGTCGAATGCGATTACAACCTGTCCAACGGACAGGCTACGGCGTACGCCTTGAACCACGACAACACTGCGAACGCTACCGGATTTTATCGCAGTGCCGCGAAGTATAATCGAGAAACTTCGGCGACCCGCAATCTGCCGATGGTGGCTCTATTCGACGCAAGCTACACTTCGGCGGAAACTGCTCACGATCTCGTGTACACGGTAAATACCCTTGGGCAGGATCACACGTTGATATGGTCCAGTGGCACGCCTGTCCAATTGATCTACGATTACGGCACGTCGGCAGGAGAGGGACTCCGTACGGTTGCGGTTGCGGGCAAAAGTGCATGGAACACTAACAACAACCTTGTCCGCACAAATTGGATGTGGGTCGTCTCGGGCACCGGGTCCGGACAGGCGAGGCAGATTCTCTGGGCAACGACGAACACCGCTTATTCGGCGACGGTTGCGGCTGGCGGCAGCGGTTACTCGCTAAATCAATACATACGACTTTTTGCTGGAACGATGGAAACTCCGGCCGCGCGCGGTATTTTTCAGATTACCGGCGTCTCTGGTGATGCAGTCACATCTGTCAAGGTTGTCTCTGGTGGAACATATTCAGCACCGCCAGCCGATGCAGCGGCTACAACTCGCCTCACTGGCACAACAGGAGCATCCTGCACGCTGAATATCCTGTGGGCACCGGGGTTATTGTTTACGCCGGATCTATCCACCGACCTGGATACAACGTCGGTCATCGCGATTGTCGATGGCGAAGTACAACTTGACGACGGTGCTGGCGGCACGGTTCGCGCTGGACTGTACCTGCCAGATCCGGCCAACTTCCTTACCGCCGTGCAGATTCCGACAACCACGCAAACGGACACGGGAATCACGGTGACGGTGGACAAAACCGTGACCAGTGCTCCAGCATTCGTTGCGACCGGAGACGTTGACTTAGCGGCATACTACCAGCTTGCAAGCGATTCGCCAGCCATCGACGCGGGAACATCCGACGATGCGGCAGATGCGGACTATTGGGGCACGTCTCGTCCTGTCGGTGACGCGGACGACATAGGATTTTTTGAATATGAAGAGGTGGAATCAGGTTTAATATATACTCAAACTAATACCTCCTCGGCTATAAATAGTACTCAATTATTAAATCGTAATTCTATTATAATTGGTAATGGTGGAGCATTTTTTCCGGAATATGGTAATTTCTTTATTGGCGTTGGCTTTGGTCAAATTGTTGAATTATATAATGATAGATTTTTTGGCAGAGGTTATTACAGAAGAGATAGATCTTCAAAAAATGATTAAAAGGAAAGTTGTATGACTTTTACATTAGATTCGGCATTAATTGATAACCACGAAGAAATGTGTGATTTTTTAATTGATGGATTTCCAGGAAAAACCTGTAGACTTATTTATGAACCAAAAGATTTAGAATGCCCAAACTGTTTTTTATCGCCAGACACAGGAGTTAGTACATCTATATATAAAAGTGGTGGACCGGTTCCATTTACAAACTATACGGTATGCCCTCACTGTAATGGATTTGGAAGATTACAAACCGAAGAAACAGAAAATATTCGTTTGCGGGTTTATTTCAATCAAAAACAATTTATTCAAACAGCAGAAACAAAAAATATAGTTATTAGTGGTGATACAATACAAGTTATTGGATATATGATTGATATGCCAAAAATACAAAGAGCAAAAGAAATGACGGTTGACACTCAAATAGAGGGATATAAGGAATATAGATTTCAGCCTTTATCAACTCCAATTCCATGGGGTTTTCGTCATCAAAAATATTTTACACAATTGTGGAAAAGAAATAGTTAAGAAATACAATATAGTTAATATATAAAAATTTAGTCCAATGACAAATATTTTAGTCCAATGACCAACATATCAGTCCAATTTGTTTTAAAAACTCCAATCAAAAATATAATGACTCGGGCTGAAAATATTGTTGTTAAAACTTTGAATACGAAACTAAAAAGAGCTGCGAATATAGTTAAGACCAAATTACCACAACTACTAATTAATGCGATAAAAGAAAGTCCTGAATATTGGGCTTTGTCACACAATGTTTCAATTGAGGGTAGAGGACAATCATCTTTATATGGCGAAATAGGAATACCAGATATAAAAGAAAGAATGGATAGTATAATTGAACATTGGGCTAATAACCATGAATTTGATGTAAAACCATTTAAGTATGTTGGTAGTATGTTACAAGGTGGACTTACTTTTAGAGCCATAAAAGCTGATTATAGCGATGTTTTAAGTTTACCACAAGCTCAATCAATAGTTAATTCATTAAGTGGACATTCAACAACATTACCTTGGTTAGAATGGTTGCTGATTGGTGGTGGAGGATTTATAATTAGAGATTATACTTATTTTCAAGATCCGTCAGTAGCACAATTTTCCAGAACCGGAACCGGAATTATGATAAGCGATCCCGGTGGTGGTTGGTCAATACCACAAGAATATTGGGGAACTCAAGAGGATAATTTTTTAACTCGTAAATTAGATGCGGAATTAGAAAATATAGCAAAAGAAATATTTGATAGATTAAAGAAGATATAACAATTAAAAAGAGAAATATAATATGAGTTGTGAAGAATATACAACATTAAAGGGCGTAACTCACATAAGTAAAGAGTTGGAGAGCCAAAATATACTTCATGGCACCATAGATTTTTTCAATTGGGGTTTTTTGAATATTGGCTCATATCAAAATATTACCATAAACCCTGCTGTATCAGGGGTTTACGGCGGTCAAAGATATAGACTGCGACCAGTTAAAGATGCGAGATTTTCTGATGGGCAAGTATGGGAAGGATATAAGGGAAATTGGGTGTGGGAAAGTGGAGTAACTTTTTCTCCAGCACCCATAAATATTTCTGGAGTTTATGTAGCTGGTAGTTTTTATGAGCCCACAGATAATATATATGGACATTATGTAGATTATAAAAGAGGGCGAGTTGTATTTAGTGGTGTTATACCCACTACTTCCGTAGTCACTACTGAATTTTCGCCAAAAACCGTAACTTTTATGGATAGCGAATCTAATGAAATAAAAACTATTTTGTCGGATCTTGAACGAGTAGAAAAAGGGGAATATCTACAATTTGGTTCTGGCTCATGGAATACTACTTCAGATTTACGAGTAGAATTACCAGTTGTTTCCGTAAGTATAAAACCCAACAGTAGTTATAGAGGATACCAGTTAGGCGGCGGTCAATATTATACATCGGAAATTAAATTTTTGGTTATTTCAGACAATAAATTTTACCGCGACCAAATTTGTGATATTATAGGTAGGCAAAATGAAAAAGTTTTCTGGCTACCAAACAGGGCTACTATGAAAATTTCCCCTGATTTTCCTTTTAATTTAGATTATAAAGGTAGTTTAGTTGATACACCGATAGAATATCCAGAAATTGTTTCCCCAACTGGAGATGGTGGATATCAATGGAGACAAATTAGACTAAATAATACAAAAAAAAGATTTATAGATCAACCCACAAGCTCATTATTCGCCGGTTACGTTACTACAGACGGAGAAATAATTCTTGGGGAAATATAATTAAGAGAAATATGATAACAAATTTTTAATAAAAAAAATAATATTCTCATAAAAAAAATAATAATTTTGATTTTTTCCAAAAATATCGTATAATAATATGTAAGATTTTACAAACAAGGAGATTATAAATATGGCTAATAGACGAGTTTACTACGCAACATATCGAGTGGGTATTGCTCCATACGGCGACCCAACTCTTGCCAGCGTTCAAGGTTTACAATCAGTAACCATGAATACTACATTCAATCTTGAACAAGCCTTTGAGATTGGACAACAGGCTCTATACGAAAACATTGAAGGTATTCCAGCAATAGAATGTTCAATGGAAAAAGTATTAGATGGTGCCTGCCCAATTTATCTATTAGCTACTCAAGACGCTACAGATACTGGTGGTGCGGGTTTGGGCAACAGGTCTAGCGCTAGATGTATGGTGGGAATGGAAATTTATGCCGATACTGTATCTTCGGTAGGTTATGGTGGTGCAACCGCGATTAGTGCAGTCCAAATGTCTGGTATGTATGTAAGTTCGGTTTCATACACCGTTCCGGTTGATGGAAACGCTACTGAATCAGTTACGCTAGTTGGTAACGATAAAAGCTGGCATAATGGAGACTGGTTTACATTTACTGATAATCCATTTTCTACTAATACCGATTCTCCAATAGCTATTACAGGTTCGGGTGGAGTAAATAGACGAGAAAATATTCTGTTGGGAGCAACTGGTTCGGTATTCCCAACGCAACTTCCTGGTGTCACAGATGGTGGCGGTGGTAGTGGACACATTTTATTGGTTGGTGATGAGTGGGGTGCTCACTTACAAAACGTTTCAGTAAGCACGGATATGGGTAGAGAAGAATTGTTTGAATTGGGTCGTCGTGGTCCATATTATAGATTTGTTAATTTCCCAGTTGAAGTTACTACTGAATATACTATGACTTCAAGTTCTGGTGATATGATTAATGCGGTAGAAGATGTTACCGCTGGTAGTTGTGATGCTACTGCTAATCTTGTAGATTCGGTAATCATTCTTAAAATGTGCGAAGGTTTAGTTGTTGATTGTGGAACTAAAAATAAATTAAGTTCAGCAAATATTACTGGTGGTGATGCTACAGGAGGTAATCAAGAAATAACATATAGTTATACAAACTTTAATGATTTCGCGGTTTATCATCCACAAGACCCTCAAGCTGGAAATGCAAGTTTCGTTTATAGTGGTGGGTAATAAATGTTTTAATATGGTTTGAACGCATTGAAATGCCTGCTCAAAGGCTTAGTGTTTGAGACGAGACATATATAGTATGGGAAAAATTATAGTACAGGAATTAAAAAAGGAAAATAATGGATAATAACGAAGAAATCTATAGACTCGTGGGAAAATTAGTTCTTGATGCCCATTTTTCTAATTTAGGATTGAATGCTAGAATAAAAGAGTTGTATAGCGAAAATTCTAAATTGCAAGAACAATTAAGGATAATCCAGGAATTACAAGGCAATGAACCACAATGAGTACCATCTATATAAAATCATATCAGGTAAAACCAAACTAAAAATTGGGAATCAGGAATTCGAGGTTTTACCACCTTCTTATGATGCCTTATACGAGGCCGCAGATATTTATAAGCGAACTTATAGTCGCGGATATCTATATGGGGCTCTTTCTCGTATTGAAATGATAGATTATATGACAGATAGGGGATTATGGTCTATAGAAAAGGAGGTGGAATTAGAAAAATTACCCGACCAAATTAATAATGCTAGGGCCGACTTATATGATTCCTACACTAAATTTCAAGATTTAACAAATAAACGAAAAGTTATCAAATTTTTAGACGATAGATATAATGATTTGTGGCAACAAAAACAGACTTTTGATAGATTTACAATTGATGGCATATCTTATTACCATAAACTTTGCTTTTTAATTTGTGCTGGAGCCAACGTAGATTATAATAATCCTGCGGTTAGCTTAAATAAATTATATTTAGGTTTTATGAACGAACTAATAAACGATTCTACAATAAGAGCTATTTCTCGTGATAATGAATGGAGGCAACATTGGAGAGCTATAAAGTTAGGTCATAAATTATTTGGGGATATTTTAACACGAGAACAGCATTCCTTAATTAGTTGGTCGCAATTTTATGATAATATTAATGAAAGTTCAGAAGCACCTCCTGACGAAATAATGGATGATGATGACCTAATTGATGGGTGGTGTGTGGTGCAACGGAAAAAACGAAAGGAGGAAGATAAAAGGAAACTTATGGACAGGTATGGTGACGCTGGTGAAATATTTATTCCTGTATCCAATCCGGAACAAGCCGCTAAAATTAATGAATTGAATGACGGTTCAGCCCGAATGATAAAAAGACAGCGTGAAATGATTATACAGAAAAAGGGTTCTGTGTTAGAACAGGATATGCCGGATGCTAAACAGCTTATAAAACAGCAGGCTATGCAGGGAATAAAAGATAGAGCACATAAAAGATAATCTTATAAAAAAAAGGATAAAAAAATGGATATTACAAAACAACAATTAGACAAAATAAAAGAAGGACGAAGACAAAAATATTTAGATAATTGTAGAAAAAGATTATCTGATATCGCTGAGTCTAAGATGAAAACCACTTTTATTGGTGCTTTAGACGCCTTTGAAAAGGAATTTGGCGATTTATGGGCGTCTGGTATTAATGAAGAAGAAAAAACCAAAGAAGAATTAGAATGGTTTAATACATGGCAGGAAGTTAGAACGATTATATTAAATAATGGAAATAACCAATTACGAACTTTACTCAACGAAATAGCCAATCATGTAGTTGAGTGGAATAGATATACAACAACTTTTTACCCAATTAAGGATTAGTAGGAGATTAAAATGAAGAAAGTATTTACAGTAGACGGAAAAGAATACGCGGTTTTAGAACCCACATCTGTTATTCGTCGGGAATCGCAAACATTACATAGCAAGATTTTTGGAAAATGCTTGAAGGATGTGGATATTCTCACGCGGGCTCAATTAGAGGAAAGTATTAAAAATAGAAATGCTTGGGATAGAGCTAAAATTGAAGAAAAGGATAGAGTGGAGAAAGAGTTATTTGAGAAGGTTAAAAAACTGAATTCTGGCGGTATTCGGTTATCTGAAGCAGAGTCTTTGGCATTAGAGATTGCCGATTTAAGAAATAAAATGAGAGAATTAGTGTATGAATACAATCAATATGACAGTTATACTGTAGAAGCTCGTGCGGATGAAGCCGCCACCGATTATTTGGTGTGTAATTGTTTGGTTGATAATGAAAAGGGTGAAAAAGTCTATAAAACCATGGATGAATATATTGAAAATAAAGATAGTGAAATTGCCATTATGGCGGCTATGAAGATGATGGAAATTGAATATGGAACTATTGAGGAGATTTATAGTAAAATGCCCGAAAATACCTTTCTTATTGAATATGGCTTTATGGATGAAGAACTAAACTTTATTAATAAAGATGGCAAAATCACCGATAGAGAAGGCAGACTAATTGATAAAGATGGCAGATATATTAACGAAGAAGGGAAGTTTGTAGACAAAGACGGTAATCTTATTGCTGAAAAACAACCATTCTTGGATGATGAAGATAAACCAATAGAAAAACTATCTAACGAAAACCAAACTGAAGAAAAACCCGCCACTGAAGAGATTAAAACAGAATAGAGGTGTATAAAGTAATATAGTTGTATAAACTAATATAGTGGGGTTATAGCACATTATTCATATTCATCTTCCCTTTTAATCTTTTCGTAGAAAAGCAGAGAACCAAAAAACTATGGATAATTCATATCGCGTAATATATAAATTAGAAGCTGATGATAAAGCTATGCGTTCTACTATAAAACGCTTGCAAGCTTTTATGCAGACTTCTACACCGAGAATGAATATTACTATAGATCCCAAAGCTGTAACTGGCTTGAATAATATGCAAAAAGGCATCACAAACGTTGGTGTTGCCGCAAAAAAAGGAGAGCGTCAATTAATTAGTTTGGGGCACGCCACTGCTTTAGCCGCCACAAGATTTGCTGCATTTAGTTTAGCAGCCAGTCCACTATATTTGATGGTTAGAGCTGTTAGTAGTGCTACCAAAGAAATGATTTCGTTTGATAGACAGATGGTAAGAATTGGGCAAATTGTTGGAACAAACCATAGAAATTTAGTTGATTTAAATAAGCAGATTTCTAGCTTATCTGTAAATTGGGGTGTTAGTTCTGCAAGTTTGGTGGACGCTGCTCGTATTTTAGCACAAACTGGTAAAACAGCAAATGAAGTTAAGATAGCTTTAGATGTATTAGCTAAAACCACATTAACCCCTACATTTGGTGATATAACTAAAACCACTGAGGGTGCTATTGCTATTATGAACCAGTTTGGGACTTCGGTATATGATTTGAAAGAACAATTGAGCGATATTAATACTGTTGCTAAACTATTTCCGGTTGAAGCTGAAGATATTATTACGGCAGTTAGAAAGGCTGGTGGTGTTTTTTCAACGACAGGTGGTAACTTACAACAATTAATTGGTTTGTTTACTTCTGTTAGAGCTACAACTCGTGAATCTGCCGAAACCATCGGTACTGGTTTTAGAACAATTTTTGCTCGTTTAGAAAGAACTAGAACAAAGAATATTTTTGCGAGTTTAGGTATTGATTTGAGAAGTGCTAAGGATGGATATGAAGCTATTGGTAAAATTGTTGAAGGAATTAAAAGATTGGAAAGTTTGGGTAAGGCTGGTGAACCGGGAATAGCTATTATTAGGGAAGAATTGGGTGGTTTACGACAAATCGCCAAAGTTATTCCTTTACTAACTAAATATACCGACGCTCAAAAGATTTTTGGATTAATTAAAGATAAAAATAATGATAGTATTGAGAAGGATGCTATTCAAGCACAAGATGCATTACAGGTTCAATTGGAAAAAACAAAACAGGCTTGGCTGTCATTTACTCGTGCTGTTGCTGAAGATTCTGGAATTAGATTTATTGTTACATCAATATTGAGCTTAACACAAAGTATTCTTAAGGTAGCGGAAGCATTAAAATCTGTCGTGCCTTATTTATTAATGTTTGCGGCTATAAAAGGAATTAAACCGGGTGTTGGGTTTTTAGGAGAAGTTAAAAAGGGTTTAGGCGAAAGATTTGGTAGAGTACCATTAAATAGAGGCGGAAGTCCTCGCATTTCAACCGTTTTAACTCCAGGCGAAGTGGTTGTGTCTCCACCACAAACAGATACTATTGGAAAACATAAATTAGAGTTATTAAATAGCGTTGGTCGTAGTGGCGTTGTTCCTGGAATTGGTAATAGAGATACTTTTCCAGCCGATTTATTACCTGGATCTTTCGTTATTAACGCTGTTAGTTCTAAAAAATTAGGATTAGCTAATAAAGGCGGAAGGATTGGTTTAAATCAGGGGGGAAGAGTTGGTTTGCAGCATGGTGGAACTCCAGAAGAAGCGTTATTAAAATACGCCAAACAGAAAGCGAGTGATTATGGTAGAGCTGCGGGTCCAGGTGGAGACCCTAGTACAATTATGCTTCCTGGACCGAAATATAGTACAACTAAATTATCGATTCGTCCAGTTAATAGAGCCAAGATTGGAATTACTGCACTAAACGCATTGGGTCCTGGGGGAGATCCTAGCACAATTATGCTTCCTGACAGGGCTCAACAAGAAGCCAAAAAACAAAGAGAAGAAGATGCTGCAAAAAAAAGATTTGAAGAAGCAGAGCAACGTAGATCTAAAATTGAGGCAGAGCGAGCACAATTTGAAAAACAACAAGCTACTATAGAAAAATCTAAAAGACGCAACAGAGAGCGAGTTGCTAAGAATTTAGTTTATAAAGAATCGCGAGCGAGTTTTAGAGAGGCTGCTACTACTAGTTCTGACGCGTTAGATGAAAAAATTCTTGAATCATTCGGTAAGTATTCAGCACCCGCCAAAAAAACTACTAAAGGAATAACAGTTATAGATATTGTAGGTGGAAAAGCACAAAGACGGAATAAAGGTGCTGCAATAAAATCAACAACATCTTATATACCACAAAAATTTATTGACGAAACTTTAGTTGATAGATCGAATTTAACGACAAAAGATTATATTAATAGAGTTAAAGCTTATAATAATAGAATTGAACAAGGAGCAAAAATACAAGATAAGGTTAATAAAATTCCTCCTGGTGGTGGTCCTCCTGGTGGTGGTCCTCCTGGTGGTGGTCCTCCTGGTGGTGGTCCTCCTGGTGGTGGTCCTCCTGGTGGTGGTCCTCCTGG